ATCTTGCCCGTGCCATCTGCTGCGAATGCTGGGACTGTCTTGCCGTCCTTTTCAACCATCTTCATTGCGCCGCCTGCTTTCATGCCCTTAGCGGTCATGCCGCCTGCTGCCATACCTTTAGCTTTCATCATTTTCTTCGCTCTCCGCATACAGATTATTAAAAGTTACATTGGGGTCCAGATACGAATCGTCTTGCTCTGCGCAGTGTATCCACTGACTCGGTTTAAAGTCCGGTGCGCCTTCACCTGTTACCCAATACGCGGGGCTAGTGACACGGACTCTGTTGTTAGGCAATGCTACGATGTTACCCGTCCATTTACCAGCATCAGTTAAGATCAGCACATGGGTCTGCTTATGCTGCGCTGGGTCTTCAGCCACTTCGCTCTCAGCGTAGTCAACCGTGAACAGGTAGCGACCCTTGAAGAACTGATTGTCGATCTTGCACAGCCACTGGGACGGTTTAGCGCGGTCGATGGAGATAATACTGTGGTGGTAAGAACTACAATCCCACGGCTGCACAAAGTGCGTTTCCATCCGCTCCGGCCACTCTTCCAGCGGTATGTCGCCAACCAAAGCTGTGATCGGCATTCGTGCCCACATCGCGCCGCCGTGTACGTTGGGTTGACTGCCGTCGTCGGCTTCGCACCCTGTAAAGATCAGTTGAAACGACAAGCACCGATCAGGCATCGTGGTAACAGCAACTGCCAGCGCATGGACGTACTCGCCGTGGTAGTTTTGATGACCGTTAGTGAACTCTTTGCGCACCCAGCACTTGAAGTACGGGATGTTGCTTATAAGATACATTTAACCCCCAGATAAGAATAAAGCTCGTTCGGCCTCTCTACGTCTGACTAGACCGTTCAGCACCTTGCCGCCAGCTTTAGTCCACTTGAGGAACTCATCTGCTGCGCCCTGATAGTCGCCTCGATTGTACTTCATCCGCAGGGTTGATGACTGCAATGACCCAAGTCCACAGTTGTAGCTGAAACTCACCAGCGCATCATGATTGCACTGACGATCAACAGAAGCAGGACATAATCTTCGTACCCCGACAGAAAAAAAATCCAAATCAGCCGTAAGTAACTCGTCAATTTCGTCAGCATCCCACACCCGATTATGCTCTGGTTTAAGTGGATAAGAGGCTCTCTCGTCTGTTTTGAGCCTTGCCTGATCTGGGTAAAGCACTCTGCCATAGCCCACCGTCCACAGCACAGCGGGGCATTTATAAGGCATGGCGTGACAGCCCTCGAAAGATTTGATTAGCTGGATACCCGCTTCGGATATGCTCATTTTGAGAAGGCGCGTCCACCAAAGTGGAAGGAGATGATTGCACTGAGTATGGCCATTTCCTCAGATGAGAACACTAGCTCCATCGCTTCAGCAAAGGCCACACCAGTGCTATACGCATACCAAATACCGGCAATGTCAACGACAACCAGCAGGCCCACGAAGATATAGGTCACGACTGGGCGTACTGAAGCTCGAAGGTTGATCACCCAAGTTGACCCCCCTTCTGCTAATTTAGAGTCGTGTTTCCAGATTGCAAGTTTCTCTTGCGCCTGTGTCTGCATCTCTATCTGCTCAGTCCTAATCTCTTCCACTCTAGCTTGTGCAACAAAGCCCTCACGAGCTAGTGCCAGTTCTCGCTCACGCTGCATCGCCATCAGGGCTAACTCGTGCTTCTGGTCTCCCTTATTTTGCCAAATATCAAGCAAACGTGGTACTCCCGCGCTTGCAAATCCCATCAAACTTGATATTAAACTTAACATGGTAATTACCCCAGATTTAAAATTATGCCGATTCCAAAAGCGACTATTGCCCCAACGAGGCCAAGAATCGCAGTAATTGTTAGGACGTTTGCAATGAGCTTTCTCATCTTCCTGCGCTGATTTTGGATAGCTTTAGCGCGGGTGTCTTTAATCCTTGTGCGATCTCGCATCATTGCTGTGTACTCCTCAACGCCCCATCGCCAGACGATAAGCTCACGCAGCTCTTTCTCCTGCTGCTCAATTTTCTTGCGAGCCAAAAGGGCTTGCATAGCCTCCTGCTCAACACTGCCGCTGGAGATCAGCTTCCTGAATAGCGGCGGGTCGTTGGCTTCTTCCTCTGCGGACTTGACATCACTGACTGCGCGAAACCACGTTCCCAGCTGGCCTGCCATGTCTTCCAATTCTCGACCTGCGGATATTCCCTTTTTTAGCAGATTAAACGCAGACGTAGCTATGGCTAACGCGGATACCGGGTCAAGCATTATTTTAACTCAGTAATGTCGTCGCCCTTTCGGACAGTGACTTCGCCGTTTTTAACATCGACGCGCATCGGTGGCTCTTTCTCAGCAAGCTTGGCAATCAGGTGCTGAATGACTTCAAACTCAGGACGCTCGGGCTTTTCTTGAGTTCCGGCAATCCCGTTCATCATGTTAATCAGAGCTACAAGCGCACCGCCGATCATGGTCATCACAGCAGTGATAGCGCCTTCAGATAAGAAGTAAGACGAGCCAACACCAATCAGCACGATAGCCGTGATGTACATCAGACCGTATTGGCCGATGGCCTTGCCAGCGACTTCTTTTGCAGTTTCATAGCGTTGTGGGGTTTCGTCGTTCATTCGTTGCCACCTCCGTTAAATTTGCCCCATGCACCGAGCATCAGCAGGCCAAGGACGAACAACGTGCCAGCTTTCGCCAGCGTGTTCAGGACAGTTTTCTTAATGCCCCGCCAATCGGTAATCAGACTACGCAAGTCGCGTACATCGTCACCGGCCTCTTCGTCGTGCAAACCGACTTCCTTCAGAGCTGACTTCATCTCTTCCCGGATAATCTTGCGTAACGCGAGTTCGTCTATGTCCACGATTCACTCCTACTCTTCTAAGATAACAACGGTGTCGGTGTCGCTGTAGAACAGCATTCTTTGACCGTAGCAGGCGACGTTAAAATCCACACCGTTCTTATCCAGCTCTGTCCAAGACCTACATTCTATCCTAACGTGTCGAGCAAGTACTTCATTGTCGTTCTCAAAAACACGCCAGACATGCTCTAACGATCCGCGCCCCTGTTGCCCACGGGACTTGTTAAACCGGATCGTGTACTTGTTCACAGGAAGGAGGGTGTATTGATTATTGGCTCTACCATTTTCCCTGTTTTTTCTTGCACTTTGTCAAAAATCTGATTATGCCACTCTCTTTGGATTGGTTCTATTAAGCAGTCTGGCGGTACTAAATCCGAATCTATCGTTCGCAGTGCGTGAATACAAGCACAGACTGTCTCGTCTTCCAACGCGGTAATACGATGGTATTTATTCTTCTCTACAAAAATAAAACCCGGAGCCTTAAATATTTTTACTGCCACGGCATTGCCGTTAGAACCATCAAGAATTTCGTATTTAACGGAACCGGAGCTTACAAGTGTGCCATGATCGTATGTATGCGAATGTCCAACCTCGACATCCCCTGCGTTTTTAAAATGCATCATGCGAGAATAAACATTACTTACTGCAACGACTGCAACGTCAGGAGGGTTCATGCTCACTCCGGGGCTACAGGCCACTGAATATCATTAGGAAAGCCAGACTGTAACCGGATATCACGCAGTGCGCGGCGGTACTCGATCCACAGAGCCTTGTCCCCGGAGGTCATCGGCACATCAGAAAGCATAGTCCAATCCGATTCGCGCAGTAGCTGCTTCGCTCGTTCCCATTCCAATTCGGCGGGTGTAGACGCAGTGGGCAGTGCGGGAGCATCCCCCACAATAACCCAGCCAGTGTCGTTGTACGCGTCACCCAGCCAGCTCAAGTCGCCAATCTTGTCAATAAACCCAGCAAGACCAAAGATAGGTCCCCAGTTCTCAGGCAGTCGTTGCGGTTCGTTTAGTGCTTCGCCGCTAGAGAGTTTTTTCAGTTGCCACAGCTTGCTCATCTTGTATCTCCTTCGCCATCAAGGCAGGTTGAAGTCCGGGTTGTTGTTCGGGCGGAGGGGGGTTAGCTCCAACGGCCATGTGTGGAGCCATGTCGTTTACAAAAGGGGGGTGTCCGTTAAGATGGAGTTTTTCTTCTGGAGTAACTTTCCAGTTTCTCCAACTTGCAAAGTCATTTCTGGGTTGGAGGTGTATGTGGCACCCGATATTAGCAGACAATTGGTTAATCAGCTCTACCACCTCAACAGGTTGCATTGGCGTCCAAATAGCCCGTCCATCGTTTGTACGCATTATTAACTCTGTGGTGCCTCCGAAAGAAGTTCCCACTGTAAA